GGAAGAATAAAATCTATTATGAAAGATTACTTGCTAGAGTATGATTTAATTGGGTCTGGAGATAATCAAGTGATAGTAGTCCAACCAGACGATGATGATTCTATCCCCCAATTAGTTCAAGACATTAAAGAAAGGTTAGCAAGAGGTTTCTCATCTATAGGATTAGGACTTAAGAAAGAAGAAACTTGGCATTCGACTCAATTGATGGTTTATCAAAGAAAATATTACTTCAAAGGTTTACCATGTCCTGGAGGGATCAAGCAATCAACCAAAGCATTTGCGGGAGGGACAGATATAAATGCTGGATCAAACATTCATATAATGACTGCAATGAATGGTGGAGTTGGAATATCTGAAGCAGTTAGTGATCCACTTATAGGACCACTCTATGCCTATATTGAAGCATTCTCTTACTTATTGGGAACACCATCTATGATGCCTGCACAGATCCTTTCATCTGATCAATTGAGTGCTTTAACATTTTTATCCCCAGATTTGGGGTACTTACCATTCTTACAAGTTCATTCGTTTTTTTATGCTGGACATAAAGACTCTTTGAGTGAATCATTATCATTGATCAAGAAAATAATGGAAAAAGAGAACAAATGGAGATTCATATTATCTCCGTTATTGGAGATAAAGATGAGTCCCATAACAAGAAATGTGAAATTACAGTTAGTTTTAAACCCTCAATCACTAAATATAGAGAAGCCTGTGGTACCAGAATCCATTATCAAACAGCGTGTTGAAAAGTTTTTAATGACGGATGATAGAGTCGTAAACAATCAATTAAAGCAATTGTTCAAATTATTAGATCAAAACGCTCAAATAAATTATGCTAATGATTTACTACTGATTCAACCAATCCATCTTTCAATGATCCATGAGTTATTTGAGAATTCTTACATAGGACAAACTTTACACACACTGAATCAATTCAATCGAATAACATCTATTGTTCGACTTGTCTCACGACCAGGATCAAATCAACCCTTCAACAGTTTAATAAAAGAACTAGAAGAGGCAGACCAAATTCTCATAAAACAAATTGTAAGAAGAGCTACTAGTTACTCCACTCCAAATAATGTTTGGTACAAGATGTTTATTCCTTCAAATGTGAGTAGATACATGAGGTTTTGCTCGGATGCAAAAATGAACCCTGATTGTTCGTTTTCCCTTCGTTTGTTTCTAACAGTTTGGACTTATGGATTACCAATGGTCCCTCCTATGGGTCCATTTTCTCCTGCACCATCTGAACAATTGATTTTCCATAAGGAAATGTCATCAAAAACAATTTCATCATCAATCATGGTAACACCTCATCAAAACTTACCTAGAACAAGAAAAGAGCTAGAGCAAAATCCTGGACCGTTTACTTCTTATATTGGATCTAGAACAAAAGATCCTGTTCGTACTATACAATTAGTTAGCTTAGATAGTGTAGAAGCAGGAGCAGCAGTTAGGAGTTATTTAAAAATACATGCTTGGATTAAATCGTTATCTGGAGATCCAGCTATTTTAGAGTATATAGAAGATCAGGTTTGTTCTCGTGTACCGGAGGTGAGAAGCATATTGCCAATGTTATTCAAAGGTACAGCAGGAGGAACTATGGCTCATAGGTATGAGGCAGTAGGATTTGTCATGGGATGTTATTCCAATTCCAGAACAATGATATCTACCCACTACATTTGTTCAACCAACTCTGCTTCATCTTTACAGAGAGGTGAAGAGGATCGTTATATTTTCTTCCAGGCTCTATTTCTGTACATATTTTCTGCACTACGTTTTTGTCACCCTGTTCGAAGACGATTTTTGGTGGAAGTCCGATTAGATCATTGTGGTTATCCAATAATTGTTCCAAATTTTTCTTTACAATCCCCTCTTCGTGATTTTCCACTTCCTTTAGTACCAGGATTAGTCATGTCTCCTGCAATACTAGAAAATTTAAAGCGTGAAGCAGCTTTCAAGTCAAGACTATTAGTGTTGCAATTAATAGAAAAGGCGTCACCATCGGAAGCCTTAGTTGGTGTTGTTTCATATCAACTTGCCCTACTTATCAAATCTTCAGCAGGACAGCACAATATAGCTTCTACATCAGATCATGCAAGCTCAACATCAGTTGGAACATTTAATATTACTTTATTAAGGAAGATAAATTTATTAGATTTTATTCGGTCCTTCACACTACATGCATTTCATATGGACTTGTTTGGGGTAGGTTGGTCTCTACCAAGGTTCCGTGAGTCAGTGTACAGGAGAGTGCAAGGGTTCCATGTTGACTATGATATTAGACCACTAGCAAATTTCTTTGAATGTTTAGGGGTTGCAGATAGACTTGGGGAACTTGCAACATTAGCATCAG